AGCTGTCAGAAACATTCTCACCAGAGATTGCGCCAGTTGCAGCGGTTGTCATGATGCCGGAACGCCAAGCAAAATCAGGAACGTAGAAGCCCTGTGATGCTTTGCCTGTGCGACGCTCGATTTCCTGATGCATTTCGCGCTCGAAGCCAGCTTTTGAGAAATCGCCGCGAACTTGAGCTTGGATCATGCGGCCCAAGGAGTATTGACGACGCTCGGCTGGTTTGGCTTCGACTGCTGCTGGATTTACGTCGAGAGGTTTGCTCTCAAGTGCGTCCAACAACTCACCCCGGAATTGCTCGACAGAAATGCCGCGCTCCAGAGCTTTGTCGCCCAAGTCAGATTTGTTATGACGGCGAGCGAGTTTCATTATCTCGCTTGCATTGCGATGAGCGACCTGAGCAGCCTCAGCCCGTACCTCATCGAGATTTACTTCGTCAGCCATTTTGGCCTCCTTTACTTCGATGGTTTGGTTTAAGGGTTGCGGAGCCGCTCGTCCAACGCCCACCAGACTTGACTGATCTGCCGGAATTGAAACGATTGAAATCTCCATTGGAGTAGTGCGAACCCGATAGATCTCCTCGGAATCACCTTTCTCCTCGATACGCCCGTCGATGCGATACCCGACTGAAATATTCTGCCGAATACCATCGACGACATCAGTGAACACTTCAGAAGCCAATGCAGATCTTCCGAACCGCACTGTAGCGCGAAGACGCCGCGCACCTTCATCTAAGTCCACAGATTCCACCACGCCGATTTGACGCTCCATGCTATGATCGAGCAAGAGCGGCGCACGACCACTATTTAAGAATGTAAGATCCATTGATCCAGCGCGATGATCGATGACTTCTAAGCCAAAGCTGCGCTCAACTGGTTCTTCACTAGAAACACCAAGCCTAACAGTGCGACGCTCTTCGTCGATCACACCTGGCTCGAAATGGAATGAACGCTGTTGCAAATCAGAACGATCAAAGCGCTCCTCTTCTTCCACCTGGTGATCCATCGCTGGTTCAAATTCTATCGGTTCCAAGTCATGTTCCTCCAGCCATTCTCTAGCTTCGCCTTCGCTAAATACTTCAGCATCGAAGCGCACTGATTGAAGCTCACTCTCACCGTCCTTTATTCCATATATGAAATCGACGCCCGTTGCCACCTCTTCTCTGGCAAACTCATCATATTGTGATGGATCGCTAATTCGAGCAGCGTGTTCGTTGGGATAAGGTCTTGCTTCTTCTTCCATGTAACCACGCTCCTGTTCATCGATCTTTTTCATACGTTCAACGCGAGCATTTGCCCAGGATTGACCAGAATTACCACCCCATAACGCCCAAGCAATGCGACCAGCGCTAGGATAACCATCCTCATCAGGAGAATAACCTTCACCCTGCTTATCAACTTCATGCCGAGCAAAATAAGAGGCCATCCGTTTGACTGTTTCTGGCGATAATTCCTGGCGATTTACTAATTGACGCGCTCTTGCAACTCCGACAGCAGTGCCACCTCGACCAAATTCCGCTCTCCAATCCAGGCCACGTTGTGCCTCTTCCGCCATTGCCTCGGTTGGTTTGGTGTCGATCTCGATGCCTTTATACGTTGCCATCATCGCCCCCATCAGTCATTGCTGGTGCTTTCGGAGCGCCAAATGGCTCAAAACTCATGCTTAAACCAAATTGAGTGGCTAATTCTTTGTCTCGGCTGATCTGGCTAAATGTTTCTTCAACATCTCTACCATAGTGACCAGCAACATCTTGCATCGAGAGAATGCCATTCTGCAAACCAACGACCGCAGCGTTCATCTCTTTAAGAGGATCGATCCAGTTCCATCCACGACCTCTGAACGTCGCATTGTCAGCAAATTTATCGAGCTTGCTTGCTGGGATTGGTATAGCACCAAAGTCCATTGCAGTTAGCAGCCATTCACGGAATACAGGCTCGACAAAATGCTCGATCATAAATTGCTGCAATGCACGATAACCATCGCGCTCATCTAAAGCACCTTGCCTGATTGATGAGTAATTAACGCTCGACAGATCATTTGAAAGTGCTGCATAGCTAACACCTAAACCGGAGGCGATACCTCGAAGCATTGCCGATTCAAACTCACCAAAACCGACATTAGGGTGGGTTGCATCGAACATCTTCATGTCATATCCGACAGGCAGAGCGAACCACGACCCTGGCTGGGTGTCTATGACGGGCTCGTAACCACCATTCCCAAAACTGTCATCGCCGACATATTCGTCACCACCCGGCGAGGTAAGGATACCCATTTTAGACGCACTAATACGAGCAGCGATCAATTCAGCTTCTCTAAATGCCATCAGTTGCTTCATCGCCGACAGTGCTGGCGTCATAAATGGTTCGCCGCGTGTTTGATGCGATCTGCTTGGCATATAAATGTGAAGGATTTCTTCAGCCGGAACGCGGATATGGCGCTGCTGATGATTGGTAAAATAGCGATCACCAGGATGAGCAGTCAGCACCCAATAGGCAACGATCCGATGCGAGCGGTTCATTTCCACACCCATCCTGATATGACCGCCATTATCGAGCGTTTCGTTCTTCTTTTCGTCAATCAAATCCGCTTCGAGAAGCTGCAAAGCAAAACCATCTCGATATTGCTTGCCTCGAACCTTGCGAACAAAGCACTCGCCATCCCTTGCCATCGTTTCGATAACGTGACGTTGAAGATCGAGCCAGGACATTTTGCCATCGATGGTTGGATTGCCTAATCGACCCCACGAACGGAAAGCATTCTCGATGATTGTATTACCAGCCTGATCGAGCGAACCATCTGAGTTGCGAGCTTTAACCTGGAGATGGAAACCTCGATCACCAACTACGTTTGTTTTCAAAAGCTGCATATATCGGCGAGCATATTCATTGTCGCGCACTAGCTCGCGGCTGCGATTACGGAGCGTTTCTAGTGTAAAGCGTAATTCGCTGTCGGCACTGTTGCTCGATCCAGCGAAGTCACCAAAAAGCCGACCGCCTCTTGCGCCTGCATAGGATCGACGATTGATTTTAGTTTCTTCTTTCCGGCGGAATCGATCCCAGAATGCCATAGCCTAAAACCTCGCCACGATTGTTGCGCCACTTGGCAGTTTTCGACGGATGCGCTCTTTGCGTCTGTGCATCAACACTTCGCGCTTGTAGTAGTCGCGCCATTGAACCAATTCATTCGGTGGCATCTTCGAGAGAGAACGACCGTTGATCGAATAACTTAAAACGTCACCATCAGCCCTACCTTGCAGAACCGTCTGGATCTTATCGAGCATAATTTCAGCATGGATTCGTGGATCGCTTTGATTTACATCAAGGTCAACAATCGCACGAAAATCACCACGGTCAAAAACTATTCGATTGTTATCGCTGTTGCGTAAAATTTCTAGTTGCCAGTGATAATAACCAGGAACGAATGCTGCTGAATCTTCGCTGGTTACATTAAAAATGTAATCATTATTATAAGCAGATCCAACAATGGTAACTTCTGTTGCACCACCGCCACTGATGCGAGCAACGTAAGTCGCAGTGTAAAGAGTGTTTGGATAATCGACGCCTAGATCAACACGCCTCCATTGCAGATAGTCACCCACTACAATTTCGAGCGGCTCTGTGGTTGGTGAATTTGCTGGATCAAATAAATTAGCCAAACTCACCTCCAACTAGTTGCGAAATTGTGTCTCTGTCTCGGCACAACTCGCTCATTTTGTTTCGGCGGTGGTTTCTCCCTTACCTCCGCTTCCTTTTCTGCTAATGCCTTCACGTTGATATTCGCAATGGCAAAAGCCGCTAAATTATAGACCCGCAAGTCTAATGCTTCGTTCCTGGCTCTTGTTTTTTTCCACTCGCGCTTTCTAAATCCTTTTGAAAACTTCGTGACAACTTGCTCTGCCGTCAATTGCTCAAAATATTCATTATCATAACGCGCGGGAAAGTGACAATAACCCGGTCCTGGGATGTTAATCTTTAATCGCGCGTATATCAACTCCTTGGCAGTGTCAACTCCGACCGGGAAAAGTCTAATCTTTCCAATATTGTTTCGACCAGGCCGACTAACAATTGCTTTTCCTTCTCCAGCCACACCTTTAATTGCGAATATTCCGCGCCTTTCTCTAGGTCGAACAAAGTCATAAACTGCTTGAGTATAATGACCACCACTATCGATTGCAGCGCATCTTATGCCCAACAGCTTCCCATCGTCGCGTTCAAACTTTTGACTCAAGTAAAGATCGAGGTCGTTCCAAATTTGCGGCGCACTTGGATCGCCATAAATAATATGATGATCGATGCTCCATGTTTCTGCCTCATTTTCGCCATGACCTAATACTTCGATCTCGACCCTATCGTTTTGCGTATCGATGCCAGCCGTAAGCATTAAAACTTCATTTGGGACGCCATCGTAATCTTCGCCGCGACCAGGAATTTCATCATCCTGAACACCTTCACCTTGCTCTGTCCAGGTTTCTCCAAGGAAGGTATTGATCCAGACTCTCAAAGTTTCTGGCATCCGCTTGGCTTCGAGGAAGTCTCTTGCAGCATCACCCAACGCGATCCAGGGTGAGTAAAGCCCACTCAATCTAAAACCAGCGGTCGTGCCACCTGGCTTATCGGCAATCCATCGACCTTTAGATATTGCTTTGTAACGTGCCGCATCATGCCAAGTAGATCCGCAACATTCACAAACATAAGCTGCTTTTAATGGCTCACCATCAGGCCATTGCACTTGCGCCCATTTCAGCGTTTGCTCTTCGCCACAATCAGCACATGGAACCCAGAACTGGCGTTGATCGCTATCGAGAAATTCAGCCTCGATCCTGCTTGCGTCTTTTACAGTTGGCGTCGAAACAATGACAATCTTGCTATTCCAAAAGGTTGTTGCGCGTTTCTCTGCAAGTCTAAGAGGATCGCCCTCAGTGCCAGCGCTCGAAGGCCAACGATCCAACTCATCAGCAAGAACAACTCGAATTGGACGCGATGCAAGACCAGCCGCTGAGTTACTGCCAACGATGTTTATCGATCCACCTGGAAATTGTTTCGATAATGTAGTGTTACCGCTATCTCTCGATCTTGGATCTTTCACCTTACCCTTTAGCGCTGGTGTGTCTCGAAGCATTGGAGCCAATCGATCTTTCGAGAAGGCTTGTCCCATCGAGAGGGTTGGCTGAACACATAAAATCGGGCTCGCATCCTGATCGATGCAATAGCCGATGATGTTTAGCAGCACTTCAGTTTTGCCGACTTGAGCTGATGACATAACGATAACACGACGCACTGTTGGATCACTGCAAGCGTCCATGATGCCACGACTATATTCAGCGCGTGACGTATACCATCGACCAGGCTCCGCAGATGATTCAGGTGATAAGCGACGTTCAGCGTCAGCCCATTGACTCACCGTCATAACCGGAGGCGGCTTCAGCATCTCTGCCACTTGCATCATCAGACGCATCATCTGTGACTTCTTCTGCATACTCATTCACCCACCCAGACAATTCCTCTAATGCTTCATAAACTTGATCTTGAATCATTTGCTTACAGATCGATGGATTATCTTCGACCGCAACAACTGGCGCTAATTTCGCTGGCATTGCAAGCAATCGTGATTTGCACGATGCGATCACTTCAGCCCATGCACTCGAAACATCCTCGATGGAGACAAGCGATCCGCGTTTTTCTTCAAGCTCGATCTCAACTAACTTTGCTTCTGCTGCCAGCTTTCGACCACGCTCCGCATTTAGATCAACGACATTAGGTCCAGCGATGTATTTACTAGCCGCCGGAATAACATCTCGAAGCAAATAATATTTTCGACTTCCGCGCGTTTCGATAGGATTTATA